ACCCCAAAAGTAGCGTATTGTTTCCTTTTCTCGAGTGGCCCGAAACCCCACTCATAACGATGCACTATTTAACGGCATATGGGGTCGATCACCCACCTCGCCCGGTACAGGACGCGGTCGGTGATCTTTTGCACCCCTCTCCAATTAACAGTGAGAGAGGTGCTCGCCCAGACAGCTAGATAGGGTAAGGGTGCACCAAGTGAATCAGGTAAGCCGACGTGAATGTCCTGCTTTCTGCTTACCTGGGTCGAGTCTTAGTGCGAGTCTGACACGAGGCGTGTCAATTTGTCGTTCGAGAGATAAATCCCGAGCGTTTCGAGGATAATGTAAAATACGCGCGTAGCATCCGCGACGATCTTACGCACCCCAGCCACCTGGAGGATTTCAGTCGGAATCCCTTTAGTCTGGAGATTCTGTTCCGGCAATTGCACCGAGCCCACATAGCGCTTACCCATTCGCTTCATGTACGCTTCCATGCGACCTGCCAGTTCCCGATCCTCGAGCGACTCTAACCACTCACGGGTCTTAGTCGGTGTGTCCAGCTCAGTGGCAATCTTGACACAGGTGTACGGTACAGGGGGGGCGATACCGTACTTGGGACCAAACACCTCATTCCACATCACGTACTGCTGATACGGCGATTCATCCGCCGACTTCGCATACGAATCGGGCGTTTTGATCTGACCCATCCGGAAAAACTGATAGCCGCCTTCGCCGATCGCCGTAAAGATCTGGCGCTCGATGTCAGCAATCGTCTTCAGGATGTCGTGGATCTTGATCTTCTCACCCTTCAGGACCGAGTTCATGATAAAGAGCATCATCTTCTCGGCTTCCTTAATTACGAAGCGCGGGGCGTTCGACGCCTTCAAGTGCACACCCTTGATTTCCTTCTTGTACTCCTTGAAGAGGTTGCCTTCCTGGCAGCCAATCAAGGCGAAGTAGTGCTTGGCCACTTGGGTCGCGACAAACACATCGAACTTGAATTCGTTCTTCATGGCGACTTTGTGGATGTACTTCTCCACAATGCCAAAGTTCGCACTCATGCGCGCCAAGACGTGAATGATGGTCTGCGCAGCGAGGTACACCATCGACGCTGCCACCGCATTACACTTCTCGTCAAAACCGAGCCAGCCCTGATGCCAGAGCACCCAGTCTTGCACGGTAAAGATGGTCGAGTCCGTATCCGACGTAATCGCCGAACGACGAATCGAGTCGGGGAAGAACGCGAGCGAGGCCGGTACATTGGTCGTCACCCAGAAGGCCGCAATCAGGTCCCGATACTCTTCACCCACGTCGCCGATGTTCTTGGCCGTCGAAGCGAGGATACCGCGCGCTTCGCCGACGATTTCATGCATCTGCAAGCCCTTGGTGTAGCGCTCACAGATTTGGGCTGCCAGGTGCACGTGTTCTTCTTGCACCGTCTTCAAGATGCTGTCCGGCTCCGGATGCGGCACTTCCACCAGCATCGACAGCTTGCTGATGAACTTACGCACCACCTCGTCATTAAAGCGCATCAGGTGGTACAAGTCACCCGTGTAGACAAAGGCGGAACGCTGCTCGGGCGAGAGCGTCTTCACCAGGTCATACACCTTTTTCATCTTGAACTTGTCGCGCACATAGAAGTTCGTCGAGTACATGATGCATTCCATCGTCTCATCGACCGACGGGTGACGAATGCCAAACTTCTGCATCGCCGCAGCTTGCGCTGCATAGTCCGTGTGGTTGATAATCGAGATGATATTTTGCATGCAGATCTCGATCGACCAGTAATGGCGATTGCCCGAGAGGAACTTCTCGTTATTCGCATTACCAAAGCCCGAGGTCGAGCGACAGTTCGAGGTGAGCGTCGAGTGAGCGGTCTTATTGTACAGCGGCGTCGAAGGTGAAACGTGCGCACCCGAGATCGAGTTATTCGCCAGCTTCTTATTGGTCTGCTCATTGTCCTTGATCTGCATCAGGACGATGTCGCCTTCCATTTCCGCCTTGAACTTTGCCTTCTTCGCCACCCCCCGTGCTTTCACGTTGCCCTCGATGTAGTCGACGAGCGGTGACTGCTTCTGGTCCGGATGCAAATACGTGGTGAGCGTCGGCGCAATCAGTTCTTTGTTACGGATCGAATCATTCAGGTAGGCTTGCAGCGTGCCTTCCATCTGGACCCGGTCACCGTTTTCCTGACGCTCGAGGTAGACGATCTTCGGGTCCTTGAATTCAAACTGTCCGCCGGGACGCATCTCCGTTTTCACAAAGGTCGTGCAGTCCTCGATCGGTGCCCCCGTCATTTGATGCAAATAGGTCGCGCAGTCCTGGACATAATAGCCGAGGACGTTTAGATCGCGCTTGTACTGGGAAGGCGCCAGTACAAATGGGTTGTTCGCTTCTGACACTTTGTTTTACTCCTTGTCGACCTACATGATCAAGGAGCCCAATAAAAACGAATCAGCGGCATAAAAAGGAAAAAAGGGCGAGGAGCGGTTTCGGGCCGCCACCTCGCCTAAATACAGGTCGTTACAAGTACCGAAAAGGAAAACCAGTCACTGAACATGCCCGATCAATTCGGAGCCACAGAGACTCTACCACCACTACCACTTCAACCAAAATCGAGATAGACAGGGGCCAGCTTACTCTTAATCCACGCGATCGACCAACTTCCACAGGAGACTCCTATATTCGCCAAAAAGCGCTTGCGGAGGCGCAGAGCAGCGATAGGAGTAGGATCGATGTACGAGGAAACGCTGGTGCCAGGGGAAACAAGGAGGAAACCCCAGCAGCGTGAATAAGCCAGCCCCGCGTCTAGGCATACGGCGCGGTAGCCCGCGGGAGGGCTCGCGCGAGAGTCCTTATCGGCACCAGTCAGGAGGAGGTCTGCTGTCGACGAGGGTACAGGCTTGCCGGGCCTTTCTCTTCAGAACATTACGGATGGGCGATATAAATTAACTAGGGTAAACCCGCGTTTACTTGATCGCTACCGTAACGAAGTTGTAACCGTTGGCGGCCAAAATAGCCTGAACCTTCGGAATGTCCTGCGGGGTCACCTGGGCGATGGTCGCCGTGATGGTCTGCGCTGTGACGAGCGTCACGGACGAGTCGTCAATCCATGCCACACCCAGAATTTGGGTGTTGCCGTTTTGCGTCTTGACCTTGATGTACAGGTACGCGGCCGGATCGTTCGGCGTGTGGGTCTGCGGACCGAAGAACGGATAGAACTGCACGTGCAAGGACGTCATGTCTTCGTCCTTCATCGCGTCTTCGTACGACATCACCGAGGTGACCTTGACGTTCTGCCAGTCGCTGCCCAGCAGAGGCGGATAGACGTTAAACGAGTACGTCTGCCCGATAGCAAAATTGTAAGCCATGGTTTCCCGTGCCCAAATGAACAAAAAAAAAGATCAGAAGGGCAGGTGATCCAAAATCACGTCGTCACCGAGAAACTGGTGGACGTAGTACGGGAAGCCGTAGCCGCTACCGGCCGCTCCTGTACGTAGTCCACGCAATCCCTCGAGACGCGCGTACACACTCTGTGCCAGATTTTGAACCGCTGCCCGCAATCGCTGATACTCGCTAGACGCCGTGTTTTCATAAACCGGGTCTACTATACGATTGGTAATGGGCAGCGCCTCGAGTCGAGCAGGACCGTTTGCTGAATAGTCCAAAAACACTTCGAAGATCTGCGTGATGATTTCGCGCTTATCGTTGAAGTGAATAGGCAAACCTTGCACTTCAAACAGAAACTGCGCCCAGAGATCCGCCGTCTCAACGATCATGAGTCTGCTGTAATGCTCGTTTGCCATAGTCAATTCACAGGTTAGGGATGTGCTCAGCGTGCAGGTGTCGCAGCACCATGTCGCGACCGAGCCAGTCGTGGAACTGATAATACAGGTAACCGTTCTGGTAGGCCCGCATCATGCGCAGCTTCTCGAGCACCTCTTCGCCAAAGCGATTCAAGAGCCCGGCAAAACGCCGATACGAGTCCTCGCACGAGGAACCCAATTCATTCAGGAACATCTCGGCACAGGCGAAGTTCAACTCATCACGGGCTGTGCGCTCGTAGTGGATCGACTCCATCACGATCTGGGCGACCATGTCCATCACCGTGTGGGGAAACTTATCCACCAGCATGACGGGCGTATCCGGAATCAATGATTCCAGATCTCGAGCTTTCCACAGCAGCGTGGCCAACTCAGAGTCGGTATCCAGAACCAAAAAGGTCGAAGGAGGTTGGCGGTTGACCGAACTCCTCAAAATCGGCCTTGGCAAACCGGACAAGATGGTCACTGTGGACCTCCGCAAAAAGATAGGGAAAATAGCCGTCAGGCGGCAGATAAGCGTTGTACTCAAAGCGCAACCGATCCCGCATGGCCAGACCCATCTTCATCACGGCTTCAAACATA